GCTATAGATCCAGCACAAACAAATATGTTGGATACAATGACACAGCAAAATGCTGCTTTCGGTCCAGAACTTCAAAATATCCAAGCACAAGATTCAGCTGAAAGAGATTCTCAAGCTGCTGATGCTAATTTGGATCGAGAGATTAAAAAAATGAAAGCTTCTCCAAAAGCACAGAATTAAAAATTGAATAAATAATTTATAACCTGAATTTAAATTATGTCTGATCAACCATTAGATGCCCAAGTTCTTGATATTGTCAATTTAATTGCTGATAAGAAAAGAGCTGATGCTTTGGATAAAATCGAAGACATTCTTTTTGCCAAGGCTTCTGAAACAATTGATACATACAAAAAAACCGTTGCTTCTACATATTTTGATGAACCAACGGGAGACACCACAGAAGAGCAATGAAACTAATCACAGAAACTATTGAATCTATTAAGATTCTAACGGAAGATACCAACGGAAAAAAGAACCTTTATATCGAAGGGGTATTTTTACAATCCGAAATTAAAAATCGAAACGGAAGAATCTATCCTCTTTCTGTTTTACAGAAAGAAGTTGATAGGTACAATGAGGAGTATGTACAAAAAGGTCGTGCTTTAGGTGAACTGGGACACCCAGATGGTCCAACAGTTAACTTAGATCGTGTATCACATAAGATTGTTTCTTTAAAGGCAGAGGGTAATAATTTTATTGGTAAGGCAAGAATTCTCGACACCCCCATGGGGAAAATTGCCAAGAATCTTTTAGATGAAGGTGTACAACTTGGAGTATCTTCTAGAGGTATGGGTTCTTTGGAAGAGCAGAACGGCATTAAATATGTACGTGATGATTTCATGCTCGCTACTGCTGCTGATATTGTAGCAGATCCTTCCGCCCCAGACGCTTTTGTTAATGGAATCATGGAAGGAAAAGAATGGGTATGGGATAACGGTATTCTCAAAGAATACAAAGTTGCCGAAATGAAGAAGTATATTTCGGAAGCAACCCGTAAAGATATGGAAGAAAGAACTCTCAAAGTATTTGAGCAGTTCCTTTCAAATCTATAAATTACTAAATAACTTTAGAATAATCATTAGAATTCACGAGGAAAACTCAAATGTCAGATATGTTAAACGAAAAGTTTGAGGAGTTTGCTAGTGAGCACGCTGCTGTTCTTTCTGAGGCTGGGGATCCAATGCCAACAGTAACTGCTGCTGTGCTTCCTGGAAACCAAGCTGCCTCAGGACAATCCCACACCGCTGTTAATGCTAAGGCTGGTGCTGGAGAGGGTGCCACGGGTCATGCCGCTCCTCTTCAACCAAGTATTGCCATCGGTCAAACAGCACCAACAGAAATTAATTCTGTTACCACTGCTCCTCATGAAGATGACGAGACTGGCGAAGAGAATCCTGGTGCCAAAGCAGCTGCTCCAATTTCGGGTGGCATTTCTGGCGAACCAAATCGTGGCGCTTCAAACACAGATCTACCAAACGGAACTGCTCCTAAGTTTGGTGCTCAGATTGCCTACGGAACAAAAGAAGGTGGTAGTGTAACCTATCCCATCAAACCCAAGTTTGAAGACCTCGACGTATCTGCCGATGTTGCTGCTCTAACCGAAGGAACAGATCTTTCGGAAGAGTTTAAAGAAAAAGCAACCACAATTTTTGAAGCTGCCGTAAGATCAAAACTTTCCGAAGAGTGGGAAAAACTACAAGAAGCTTTTGAGACTCGTGTTTCCGAGCAAGTAGAAGTTACTAAGAGAGAACTTGCTGAAGAAGTAAGCGGCACAATCAATTACGCTATCAATAAGTGGCTTGAAGAGAATCAAGTTGCTGTTGATCGTGGAATCAGAAATGAGATTACCGAAGACTTTATTGCTGGTCTGAAGAATCTCTTTGAAGAGCACTACATTAATATTCCTGACGAGAAAGTTGACGTTCTCGAAGGTATTACTGAAGATCTTTGTAAGATGGAAGAGCGCCTTGACGAACAGGTTAAGCGCAATATTGAACTTCAAAATCGTCTAAATGAGTCTGCCAAAAAGATTATCGTAAATCAAATTTCCGAAGGTCTTGTAGACACACAGAAAGACAAACTAGCATCCCTCGCTGAGGGAGTTGAGTTTACTACCGAGGAAGATTTCTCCAAGAAACTCAACACTATCAAAGAGTCATACTTCCCCAAAGAAGGTGCTCCTAAAGTAGTTGCTGACGAAACACCAGTGGAATCTGAAGAAGTGACCCCAGCAATGGCGGCATACCTTCAGGCAATGGCCCGCTGGAATCAGTGATTTCCTAAATAATTAATATCCACATTCCCTAACAAAACAAACGGAGATAACAATGTTTAACGCAGAACATCTCCAGGAGAAGTGGTCACCTGTTCTTAACCATGGCGAAGCTCCTGCTATCCAGGATCGCTACAAGAGAGCAGTTACCTCTGTACTTCTGGAAAACCAAGAACGCTTCATTCGTGAAGAGCGCGGTATGCTCAACGAGGTTGCTGTTAACTCACTAGGCGCTGGCACCATCTCACCTGCTGGTTCAGCTCTAGGTTCAAGCAACACCGCTGGACTCGCTGGTTTCGATCCCGTTCTAATCAGCCTAGTTCGTCGTGCTATGCCTAATCTCATGGCATATGACATTTGTGGCGTACAACCAATGAGCGGTCCTACTGGACTAATCTTCGCCATGAGATCTCGCTACGAGAACCAAGGCGGCGAAGAGGCACTCTTCAACGAGCCTGACACTGGATTCACTGGTGGTTACGACGCTACCACTGGCGCTTACACTCCTCGTACTGGCGCTGGTGTTGGTGGAGATTCGGAAGGCAACAACCCTGCTCTCCTCAACGATGCTACTCCTGGCACCTATGAAGTAGGTTCCAAGATGAGCCGTGAAGATCTAGAGCGTATGGGCGAATCGGGTCGTCTCTTCCGTGAGATGAGCTTCAGCATTGAGAAGACTTCGGTCACCGCTCAGTCAAGAGCACTCAAGGCTGAGTACACCCTAGAACTCGCTCAGGACCTCAAGGCTATCCACGGTCTAGATGCTGAGCAAGAGCTCGCTAACATTCTGTCTAGCGAAGTTCTCGCTGAGATCAACCGTGAAGTTGTTCGTAGAGTATACACCGTCGCTAAGAAGGGTGCTCAGAACAACGTTGCTAACGCTGGTATCTTTGACCTCGACGTTGACTCCAACGGTCGTTGGTCGGTTGAGAAGTTCAAAGGTCTTCTCTTCCAGATTGAGCGTGACGCTAACGCTATCGCCCAAGAGACTCGTAGAGGCAAGGGTAACTTCCTCATCTGCTCTGCTGACGTAGCATCTGCTCTCGCCATGGCTGGTGTTCTTGATTACACCTCTGGTCTAAACGGTGCTGGTGGTCCTTCCATCGGTCAGGTTGATGACACTGGCAATCTTTCGGTTGGCACCATCAACGGCAGAATCAAGGTCTTCGTTGATCCTTATGCTGCTAACCTAAGCGACAAGCACTACTATGTGATCGGTTATAAGGGTACTTCACCTTATGACGCTGGTCTCTTCTATTGCCCATACGTTCCCCTCCAGATGGTTCGTTCGATCGATCCTAACACCTTCCAGCCTAAGATTGGCTTCAAGACTCGTTACGGCATGGTATCCAACCCATTCGTTACAACCAACGGTCTGTACAACGGAACCCCTGACGGTGAGGCTCTTACCGCCAATGCTAACATGTACTACAGAAGAGTACAGGTTACCAACCTCATGTGATTTTATTCACAAAACAACACAAGGGGGACTTCGGTCCCCCTTTTTTTATAGATAGTAGGTACAATTACACATTACAATGGCAAGCGGAAAAGTGAGTAAAATTGATATTCAAACAAGAGTTTACAAGATGAAGAATGAACTCTACAATGGTACGCACTATGCTAAGAGTGGTGACTGGCACGACGGTGCTCACGATGCTCTTAACAGAATTCTAGAAATGCTAAAAGAATATTCTCAATGATTACAGAAGAAGATCTAAAAGAATTACACGAAAAAGTTCTAGAACAAAAGATGATAGAACTATTCGAAGAACCATCTACTTACGAAGACGAAGAAGATGATTAATCCCTACCATCGCTCCGATTGGAGAAAAAGCGACGAAAGGTTTCAACAAAGACAGTTCTTAATGAGTGCATTTATTAGAAGTGGAAAAACTATATACTCGGATGTATATGAGTTCTGTGACCATGCTATCAGTCAAGGATATGGAGAAACTTTAAAAACTTTAGATCTCAAAGAAGTGGATCCTTGGTTGATGAGAATGTACGAGGAGTGGAAGAATCATACTAAATAATTATTGCTTGGGAAGTTGACATGCCTGCTGAATGGTATAAGAAACAAATTAGTAATAGAAATTATTTGATTCCACTTGGGTTTAAATTAGAACTAGAACTTTTTAGTGGAGTTGATTTCTTTTGTCAGCGAGTAAATCTTCCAGACATCTCAATGCCTTTTACTGAAGTTCCTACTAGATTTCGTTCATTTCCAATTGTAGCTGGTGGTGGAGTAACCTACGGAGATTTCAATGTTTCTTTCATTGTTGATGAAGAGTTAATTAATTGGAAATCTATTTACAATTGGATTAGAACCAATGGTGTTTCTGAGCAGCATATGCCAACAGAAGAACCACAGACAAGTGCTGCTAGGTTAATGATTTATTCTTCAAATTACAACCTCAACCACGTGGTTGCATTTGATAATATATTTCCAATTTCTTTAACTGAAATGTCTTTTGACGCTACAGCAAACAATGTAGAGTACTTTACAGCTAATGTCACTTTCAAGTATACTGGTTATACTATTCTAGATCCAGAAGGTGCTTGATGAAATTTGAACAACTACATCATAAATTTGAAAAAATTAAAGAAGAATGGAAAGAAGATAGTAACGTAGATTTTGAGTTTAAGAACAAACAATATACAGCTGATTTAGGAAAGATCTCAATGGAGATCCCTTTTCAGCATAATAAATACTTAAACCATTATACCGATCTTTCACAAATTAAAACCAGTCTGGAATTCGAAGTCCGTAAACTGGTCCGAGAGAAAAGAGAATATTACAGCGGGGAGGCAGACGCTAAAGTATACGCTGAAAACCCTTTCGGTTCTAGTATCAAAACCGCCGACAAAATGAAAGTTTATCTTGAGTCGGACGAAGACATCATTAATCAAGAAGCTAAGATTAAATATATTGATCAGATGCTTTTCTTTTTAGACAATGTTTTAAAGATGATTTCACAAAGAAATTATCACGTGAAGAACGCTATTGAATGGGAGAAGTTTATTAATGGAAACTAATGTCCCTGATTACTGTCAAGAAAAAGAATGAGGTTTATCTGACACTCAATTCAGAACCTCATGTACATCGTGAACTTGCTGATTACTTTTCTTTTGAATTACCAGAGGCAAAGTTTTTAAAAAGACAACCACGTTTTAAATATTGGGATGGTACGATTCACCTGTATTCTCCAGGTACGGGTGAATTGTATGGCGGATTACTTCCCCATTTAAAAGAGTGGTGTGCTGAAAGAAAATATAAATTGTCATACGAATCTAATGATTGGTATGGTGATGTGGAAGTTGAAAACAAGTTTGTATCTAGACTTGGTGTTGAACATTTTATGGATAAAATTTCCAAGTACAAGCCTAGAGATTATCAATACAAAACAGTTTACAACGCTTTGAAGAATGATCGTGGGTTATTTCTTTCTCCCACTGGTTCTGGTAAATCGTTAATGATCTACAGTATTGTTAGGTATTATGTAGCTAATGGTAAAAAAATTCTACTTGTTGTTCCGACAACATCTTTAGTAGAACAGATGTTAAAAGATTTTAAAGATTATGGATGGGATGCCGATAAACATTGTCACACCATTTATTCTGGTAAAGATAAAGATACTGATAAGCTCGTTGTAATTTCCACATGGCAATCCATTTATAAATTTCCCAAAAGATATTTTGATGATATTGACTGTGTAATCGGAGATGAAGCTCACCTGTTTAAATCTAAGTCATTGACTGGTATCATGACCAAATTACATAATGCAAAATATAGATTTGGATTTACAGGAACCCTGGATGGAAGCAAAACTCACAAATGGGTTCTAGAAGGTCTCTTCGGAGCATGTGAAAAAGTAACAAGAACTGATGATCTTATCAAGCAAGGACATCTTTCCAACTTTAGGATTAAAGTATTATTATGTAAACATGATTACCAATACTTTGAAGATTATCACGCTGAGATGGAATATATTGTAGCACACCAAAAGCGCAATAACTTGATTAAGAATTTAGTTAGAGATTTGGATGGCAATACTCTGGTACTATTCAATTATGTAGAAAAGCATGGTGAGCCTCTTTATGATCTAATAAATAACTCTATGCCAGATCGACAAATATTTTTTGTTCATGGTGGCACTGATGTAGAAGATAGAGAAGAAGTTCGTCAAATTACTGAAAGTGAAAACAATGCTGTGATCATTGCTTCATACGGTACTTTCTCTACAGGCATCAATATCAAACGTTTACATAATATTATATTTGCTTCACCTAGTAAATCACGAGTTCGTAATCTACAATCCATCGGGCGTGTACTGAGAAAGGGTGAAGGTAAAGAAATAGCAACTCTTTATGATATCGCTGATGATATCTCCTCTAAGTCTAGACAAAATTATACTCTCAATCATTTAGCTGAAAGAATAAAGATCTACCAAGAGGAAAATTTTAAATATGAAATAGTAAAAATTAAT